GTTACCCAGCAAATCCTTAACCGCAGGCATACAATGCGACGTAAAACCATAATTTTGTGCCGCTTCAATTCCTTTACGACTTTCTCCTTTCAGAAAGTTACCCGCCATGCTCTGCATAAGCGTCGTATCGTCTATCGTATCGACTGAGGAGCGCGCGCCTCCGCCTACGTAGGAACGAAAGACGGAACCGATTGGAGAAGTTTGATGCATTTGTTAGCTCCTTTAAGGTGATGGGATTGGGGTTTCTGGAAGGTTTTTCGCTTGCGCTTGCATCTGCTGAATATCTGATACTGTTTGTTCCGGAGGAAGACTGGTAACCCCTCTTTGAAAGACGCTAGGCTGCGTTGCCTCCGGAGGAGGAATAGGCGTAGTCGGAACGTTCATCGTCGCGGGAGGAACTCCGGTCGCTGGCGTAGCGTCCGCCGCTGGCGCGCTTACGTCTATTGCTAGATCGTTAAGCTGATACGGCGGAACACATTCCAGTACGGTCTCCGTACCATTCTCATCATCCTGCGTCCAGGTACAAGTCTTCACCTTCAATACCTGATTAAGCGGTGCCATTGGTGAAATAACTCTAACATCTTGTCCTGCGTGCCACAAATCTCCCAACGGACTAAACCAGCCTTGCACTGTAATGTTAGCTGTAATCATTGTCCCCTTAGTCCAATTCGCTTCGAAATCGGCACGCTTTTGTAAGTCGGGGGTTTCTGTAGGGTCTTCTAACGGAATAACAATACGGCAAGATACACACCCTCCCCCACTCGCGTGAGCGTGCTGTTCGTTCGCGGCAGGACCGTTCTCGGAATCAGTCCCCGGCTTCGACGCCAACACGTCAATATCCATCCAAGTATCTTCTATCGAAAAAACAACCTGCATCTTCTTAATGTTAATGCCTTCTTGTAACGTAGCAATCGCCGGAGTACCGTGTTGAAAAATAAGTACCGCATCTCCATTCGGATAGTTACTGAGAACCGCTTTTTTAATTTTTGCTTTACGGTCTAAGTATTCCCAAATGTTTTCTCCTACCTGAGCTTGAGCAGTTGTAAACGGACTATTGTCTACGCTTCCAATGGTTTGTACCCCTATGCCATATTGGCGTAGTAGCTTATTCGCCATATCCACTATGCCCATGTTATCCATATTTGCTTCTTCAGCTTGAATACTCGATTTGAAACCGAAGAAACTAGCCGACTTACCGAGGATCATAATTTGATGACGATCTGCGTCGTAAGCTACCTGGCGCTGAATAACATAACCACTCATTGCCGGCTGACCGCCTAAACTTAAGAAGCATTTATTACAAGGCGTAACAATAATATCCCTCCAGCTATCTGCGAGCGGCGGGACCTCTACCGAGGTAAAGCGAAAATACGAGAAAGCTTCCGCCCAACGTTCCTGCGCCCAAACGCTTTCCCATTGCACGAAGTTCTGACCGTTAACAGTCAGCTGCGCTATCTCATCCGGATTAAAGTAAGTCTGGAGCATGTTCCTAAGCCGAGAGCGCTACACCAGATAGCGGGCAAAATGCCGGGTGGATCACTTTGTTTTCTGCACGTATTTCGTCGGCGCGACTCGCGTCCGCGTAGAGCTTGTGGGCGACGACTAGACTAGGAAGGTTCTTAGCGAATTGATAACCGATTAGTCGCGGAAGCGGGCGAGCAGTTGTAACGAGATGATTAATTAAAGCTGCATATAAACCGACTACAGCTTGGAAGCCCATCTGATCCATCTCATCTGCAGCAACCTCTACCGCTTCCTGAAACGGAGGTTGGATAGCTATCTTTAAAGCATCTACATCTTGACGACTAACGAAAGTCATAGAGGCTATGATTTCGCTTATCGTAGCTAGACACAAATTGATACCACTAATCATCATTAGCGATCCGCCGACAGTAATCGGGTTCTCCGCGCTAACGATTTGCCACACGTATTGAATTTGCTGAATTGTCGCGCCGTTATTGCGCGCCGTAATAAACGCATTGTTGAGTGGAACGCCTATTGTGTCGTTAAACAGTAACGCGTAGGCGTTCGCCCGTACGTCATTAATCGCAGTCCTAGCCTCTACCCCCATCGCGCCTACTGCCGGGACCGATAGTAGTAGAGCTACCATCATCCGTTCGACAATCCCCGCCGCTTCTGTCGCATCTGCTTTAATCATCGTCTTCTCGATCCACCTTGACCCGATATCGGACCTAGGAATAGCTGCGGCGGAGTAAACCCAGGAATTTGTCCTGTGGTAATTTGATTAAGATCATTCATAACAATATCGCGAAGAGCACTCGATCTATTTATCAGCGTCGTAGACGTATCCTCTAGCGCGAACGGAGCTACGCCAGATTCAACGAACGTCATATCGAAGACGCAATACCCGCCTAGCCGCTCCTCTTCCGTTAACCGGAACCGTTGACACCAAACGTTCATTGGCGGCAACGTTTGCACCTGAAGCATTCCGGGAAGACCCGCCGCGAGAACGCGGTAGAGCGCATCCCGCGCCGTCCGATAATCACGTTGATATAAATCCGAACCGGAAATGTTTACCGGATAGGCAATACAGTAACCGCGTACTGACCAGCTAATCGCTTTGTGGCCCATATCCTCTGTATATGGGTAGTCGCGTTTCGGGAACTCGTGTACGACTAACCGGCGACCTGTCTCTAAGCCATGAGCTTCGATATGAAATTCGGCGCCACGAAACGAAGCTGGGATAAGCGCATCACGCCAAGGCGTATTCGGTATTTGAAAGATACTCGCCACTACTGCGCTCCGGTCGGAGCGGGAGAATGCGCAGCGTCTACCATAGAGGACTGGCGATTCAATTTCGTCGGCCGCAGCAGCGGACCCTTACGAAACGCCTTCGGACTATCGGGCTCATGGTGATCGATTGTAATCGTTCCTTGCGTCGTTCCTCCGCCCGGAATGTTCGCGCGGTCTAGCTCCGCTCGCGCCTTAATATCGTCCGCTCCCGCGAGCGAGGCTAGTTTATTCGGACCGCGTTGCCCTTCAGCATATTGATAAATCGATTTACCAACATCGAAAGCAGTATGAGCATATTGAGCTACTTTCGGCGCACCCGCGAGTAAACCGGGACCACTCAATAAACTTTGCGTTACATCTATTGGCAAATTAGCTGTTTCTTGCTTTACGCCCAATAACTCGGAAGCCTGTTTACCAACAGTCGCGTGAAGCGGAGCCGTAACTGCTGTCGATCCTGCACCTAATAGCGCCATTGCTCCACGAAATAATTGACCGGGAGAATGAGATACTAATCCGGACGATGTCCTCGCTCCTCCGCTTTCACTAGCAATCTTAGCGAGATTATCATAAGCCGACTTGTATTCTTTTAGCGTATCACTAACTGCTGAACCTATTCCTGCCCGCGACGGATATTGCGGCATTACGCTCGCGCCGAACGACTCTCCGAAAGCAATGCCGCCTTCGGCCATCATTGCGAGCCGCGAACTCGGTGCTGGACCTGGACTATGTAACTCTATCCGAGGCACATCGCGTCGCGCGCTCAATAAGCGATCAGAACCTGTTCCGCCAACAGGCAAGTTAGTAATCGCTGCCGCACCACCCTTGTGCCAGCCTTCTCCAGGTATCGCCGTATTGCCTGCAGCGAAGGGAATTGTATGAGTCTTCGGATCGTACGGACCCGAAGCAAGGCCAACATGGCCCGTACGAAAATTTTTGATACCAGGAAGAGTGAGAACATCACCACGCTGCACATCTTCCGGTTTTACTTCCTTCTGCCAATCATTGAATGAATTGGCAGCGGCTGTAGTACCAGCTAACGATCCACCTAATCCTGCCATCCTATAAGCCGTACGCACCGTATGCGCACACCAAGCTTCGTCGGCTGCTGCCATACCTTCGCCGCCAGTCGCGAAAAACTTCTTTAATCGTTCATGATCAGCAGCGTTGTAGTTCCTAAGTCCAGCTAAGTTCTCAACGACGGTGGCAGCGTAGTCATGCCGCATAATGCTTCGCTCACCGCTCTCGCTCTTAGCGAACCCAGCAATTGTTTTATCAATATCGGCCCCAGCTGAAGTTAACGGTACAACCGCTTGCGTACCATCTTTACCGAGTACAGTACGCGTCGGCTGATCAACAATTGACATACCTCCCTTGCCAATAATCGCTTCGGGTCCTTTCTCTCCTACCATAGCATTCGTCGGTCCCGAAACAATACCCCCTTCCGCGAGCGGAACTACGCCAGCTGGGGCTGTACTACCTTTACCAAATATTCCTGTATCAAGTAAACGTTGCAGCCTCGCATTTAAATCGTGAAACTCTTTAGTGTTCGTATCGATTGTTTGAGTTTGTTCTTCCTTAACTTCTCCGCGTCGATCTTCGACGTTCGTGGAGCGCGTCCAGTCCCACCAAAATGGCTTATCCTCCGGAGCCCCGGTCCAAGGACCAGCTGCCGTCCCCGGAGTACCCGGCTGAACGTGCGCACGTACCCGCCGCTCGCGAACCGTCATATGCTCGGAACCGCTACCTACGTCCGCGCTCATAAACGGAACTGCGCCGCCAACTCCGGGTGGCCTCGTAACCCGACTCCAATCCGCTGGAGCCTTACCCGGCTGTAAGCCTGGAGCTACACTAGCAGGGTGTTCCGGCGACGCCCAAGGCGTCCATTTACCCTCCTTAAGCTGTTCCAATTGATCGATGATTGCATCTTCAAGAATAGTACCAATATGAACGATCTTCGCTTCGAAATCGACCGCCCAACCCATCGACAGATTAAATATCTCTTCGCGTTTCTGCCGCTCTATTTCGATTTGCGCATTAAGCAACGCTGCCTTTTCACCCATCTCCTTTTGTAGTGCTAAATGCTTCTCGTCTTGCTGAGTAAAGTCTTCTGTTTTATTTATCAATTGTTCTAAACCGAACGCTTGAAGAAACATTTCCTCTTTATAGGTCGCCAGCATCTTATCGTGAGTACGCGCGAACTCGTTAGCGTAAACATTTAATCCCATGTGGCGAATGTAATTAAGCTTATCGACGTTCGTCGTAAATGTACCTAACTTAGCGAGAGCATTATCCATCCCCTCCGCGAACTCCGGACCCGCCATCGCGAAGAACTCAGCGCGCTTCTGCGGCTGAAGCATTAGTTGAGCGTAAGCGCGCGAGAAGCTCGAAATCATTCCCGAGGCGGACTGCGCGCTAATCCCGGCTTGTCTAAGTTGATTCGAGATATTCGTGAAGTCGCCTATGCGCATTCCCGCCATGCGCGCGGTATTCCCGACTTCGGTCATCTTCTGCGCCCATTCCCCCATGACGCCAATTTGCTTTAATAGCTCATAGCCTATAAAAGCAATCGCCACAGGGAGCGGCGTGAAGACCTTAGCGAGGTCTGTGAAGGTTCGGGTTATTCCTAAGCCTTGACGCGCTAGCTTCCCGAGAGCATCCTCGAACTCTTTAACCTCCTTTGTTGCACTACGAACAGAATTTTGTATCTGTCCACTACCAAACGTTTGCGTTAACTGCGATTGAAACTGTTGAACCTTGCGTGTTGCGCTAGGATCGAAATTGACCCGTATATTTAAGATTTCTTCTTGTACGTTATCAGGCAAATTCTAACTCCCCAGACTTAAACTTAGTCGGAGCTTCCGCTGACTTAGCAGCCGCTGGCGACTTAACTGTCTGCTCAATCGACTTGTTCTTGAATAGATCACCATCAGCTTTTACTGTAGCTCCTGCCGGAGCATTCTTGTGTTTGATATTGATCTTAATATCTCTCATTGCTTTAGCGGAAGCATCGGCAGTCGTAGATTGCTTATCAAGTGCTGCTCGATCCTTCTCTACGTCCCCAGTATCCCATCGGCTTCCCGTCAAAATATCATCTTTTTTGGGAAGGATATCTTTATCTGCGGTCGGAAACGTAAGCCCTTTGTCTCCCCCAAGCGCAATCGCGTTCATTCGCTTGATCGAATCAGCAGTTGTTTCTGGCGCCCCACTTGGCCAAGCGTCGGTCGGAAGACCAGTTGGGCTAGCCGCAGTTTGCGCGGTCGTTGGCGTCTCTGCCCCTGGCGTCTTCGACGGACCAACATTCAGGTGGCCGATGCGGAAATTGTTATAGTACGAGTCGATGATCTGCCCATTTGCGCCGACGTGAACCGTTACTCGTCTATCGTTGTTGGCCGATAGAATGTCCAGCGTATGGGTCTCAGGATTATAGCCGTCAGGCCCGACAATCATCGCGTGGCCCCCGCCCCACTTGGCGAGAACGTCGCCGGGTTGGGCATGCGCCGCGTCCACCTGATCCCCATAGTGAAGATAGGATGCGGCCGATGGATAATCTCCCTTCACGCCTGCCGGCAACACACCCGGCGGGAGGTGCTGCGAACGTGCCAGCACAGCAGTAACAAACTCAGCGCAGTCTTCACCTGTGGAGTATGTTAGGCCCTGGCTTGTGACATAGTTTTTGACCTGCTGCCATGCCTCTCCCTGAGTGGCTTTGGTGTTTCCCAACTGGGCTATCTGCGCGGCTTGTTGCAAAACTGCCTTATCAATCGACCCGCCAGTAGCCGGGTTTATTCCCGTTAACAACGGATTGCTTGATGAAACGCCTGTCACCTGAGTCGCGGTCGCCGCGCCCCGGATAACTTGCGCTCCGCTCGGAAGCGTTTCAGTAACTTGAAGCGCTGCCGCTGTTTCTGTTTTAGGTTGTCCTGCTTGCGTGCCTCCCATCAAAACTTCAAAATGCTTAGTCATAGAATTGACACTCTTGTCACCTACCTCGCTCGATTGTTTCGATGTTGTAGATGGTTGATTAAAATCCTTTATCCAAGATGACGCATTAGGAGCGAACTGAAAGGCTTGTAAGATCGCCGCTTGCTTTGCCGGCGACATCGTACTTATATCGACTCCTTGAGCCTTCAATTTCTCTAGATAATGCTTCGCTTCTGCCATCCTTCCATATTGCTGTATTTGCTGAAGACGACTACTACCAGGGACAAAACCTTCGTCCGTATTCATTTGGAATATGCCTTGGTATTGGCTATTCCCGGTACGCGTGTTCCAAAAACCTTCCCCGGATTCAATACGCGCGACACCCGCAATCGCCTCCGGACTTACTCCTAATTGCCCAGCGACTTTATTAAGCTCCACTTTTTCTTCAGGAGTAAACGAAGCTGAAAGAGCTTTTCCCACAGTACCGGGGGTACCTGCTCCATTAGGACCTGTCGCTACAGTCGGCCATTCCGCCGCAGGTTTCCCGCCAACAAATTTAGCATCGAGTCCTACGCCTCCTGTACTAATAGCTCTCGCGTAGGCGCGCTGCCCTGGAGAAATATTCATGAATGACGGAGGCAAACCAGTAATCTGAGAAAACCGTTCTGGAGAAACATTAATACCAAACGGTTGGCCTCCTGTTACTGCCGCGAGCGGCGTACCTGTCGGTCCTGTTACGGGAGAGGGTGGGGGTATAGTTGGAGGACCTCCGGGAGGACCTCCAGGACCTCCAGGAGGACCTCCGGGAGGACCGCCTCCGCCTCCGGGACCGCCTCCGCCTCCGGGACCGCCTCCGCCGCCACCTGCGCCCCAACCGCCACCTTGCGACCTTTCAATTTGATCGAGTAGGCGATCAATGTTCAAATTGAATCGATGAACCTCTTCGGTATTCTCCGAAGTCTTTTCGGTATTCCTCGTATCTCCGCCTGCACCTTGATCGAGTAGTCCCGCGAAGCGCGGAGCCCCGCCACCGCTTCCCGGAGGAACTCGCGGTCCGGGAATATCTGATCCTCCAGCTTGATCATACAAACTCCCTCCTGGCGCATCATAAAAGATATTCCCCGGCTTTTGCGGCCAAGGGCGAGCGTGAAGGACTTGTTTTAGAATTTCTCCTGGAGACATCTGTAATGTACGTTTTACTCCTTGTGGACCCGGCTGATCCTTCAGCGTAGGCAAAAGACCTTTTTCATAAATTGATTCGATCTGCTTAATAACTCGATCTTCAATCGTAATGATATTTTTAACCAACTCAGTCTCTGGGCCCACAGCAAAAGATCGTAATAAATTCTCAATTTCTTCTCGGTTCTCCCGCTCCTTCTCTAAAGCTTTATTCAATTCTGTTTGCTGAACATTTTGCTCGCCTAACAATCCCAACCGCTTCGCATTAGCCTCAGTTAAGTCATGATGTATATTCATTAACTGAGTAGCGCTAAACTGTTCGAGCCATGATTGCTGCTTATAAGCAGCGAGCGCGGTATCATGCGTACGATTTAGCTCGTTATTGTAGACGTTCTCTCCTGTTCGACGAATGAAGTTTATCTTGTCTACTTCGCTCGTCATTCCTCGAAGGGTAACGAGAGCCTGCGCCATTATTTGCGCTTGCCCCGGAGTAACAAGAGCGAACAACTGTTGACGCTTACTCGCGTTAAGCATTATCTCCGCGTAGGCTCGCGAGAAGCCTTGTACTAACGAGGTAGCCTGTTGAGCGCTTAAACCAGCCACTCGCATTTGATCGGTAATATTCTTAAACTGACCAACGCTTATTCCAACTTGTCGCGCGGCGTTCCCCATCTCTACGCCTTTGCGCGCCCATTCCCCCATCGAACTTATCATTCGACCTATTTCATAAACTCCCACCGCCATAGCGATAGGATAAACCCCGAAAACCTTAGCTAAATCTTGAAAGGTCCGTCCTATCCCAAGAGCGTCGCGCGAGAGCTTCCCGAAAGCTTCGGCTACTTCATCGAACTGCTTAGTTAACCGCTGCGAGGCCTGAGCCGATGGACCGCTAGAAAGATCGTTAAGCGCATTACGCAGTTGCGCGACCTGCACGGACGCGTTGTCCTGATACTGAACAGTTAATTGAAGAGTTCGTTGTTCAGGCATCTGGCGTAGACTCGGCTCTCATAACACGCGTAAGTTGCGCGGTTCGATGAAGATGTAAACGTACATCTTTCAGCGGCATAGATAAAAACACGTCGGGCAATTGATGATAATAATGAGCAAGACGATAGCAATCTAATATGATATCGTTTTCTTGTCCTGCTATACCCGACGTGTTGGAAGAAAAAACCGCATTAGTTCGTACGCGCAAACATTCCAGTCGCGCGGGTCCATTGCGTCGAGCAGTGGCGGAAGGACATCGGAGAGCGCAGCCATGATATAATGCATCTTCCGCTCTTCAATTATCCATTCACCTACGTTATTCATCCGCGCCGGATTACCATAGCGGTTGATATCGCCTCCGCGCGGCTCCCGAAACGAAAGCTCGTTTATTGTCTCGTTCTTATTGTTCTTAATAGGCTTGAACGAGAGCTTAACGATCATCGGCCAAGCTACATCGTCCGCCGGAAGATCGGCAGGAGATGATTCTAGCTCAGGACCCGGATGAGGCGCGGGTGGCTTCGCTACTTCCGGCTCCGGCTTATTCTTCTCCGGATCAACGAAACCCTCTCGTATCACCCGAGGCTTCTCCTGCCGTCGCTGGTTATCGGTAAGTTGATTGATTTGACCGACGTGCTCGTTCATGCGTCACCTACCAAGTTGTCTCGTCGCAGATAAGGCCTTCCCAGCGCACTCTTACCTGACCGTCTCGCGTATTCGCTTCGAGGCCAGCCTTACACGTAGCACCAATCAATGTGTATTGCATCTGATTAGCGAGTTGTGCTACGACAGTCGAATCAGTCTCCGTCTCCAGTGCTTCGAGCGAGAGACCGGGAACCGTCGAGATATCTCCCTCAATGTAAGGCACACGAGGGAGTTCCTGATATCCGTGAACACCGTCCTGTCCAGCAATCATTGTACGCTCGACCGAAGATGGAGACACGGTAAAGTTCCCACGCAGAGCGAGTTGATTATCGTCCACCGTGAGATATGCAACGCCAGCGAACCTTTGTGCCATTGGGCTACTCCTTCATTAAAGGGACTTCCACTTAACGCGGAACCTCCGCGCCTAACCACTCGCTCCCGAAGCCGCCAAGAACGGAGCTGGAGCTGGACCAATAATCGCTTCGTCTACGCCGCGCCCATACTGCAGACGGAATTGATTGAGGACGGCGAAGATACGAAGTTGATTGATGACATCTGGGGGATAGAGTACATTGACACGATTTGGGTTTACACTATCCCGTTCGACCATCAAGAACTGTTTGAACAGATCGACGTTCTCAACAAGGCCATTGAACTCATCGTT